TATATATTTATATTTATGAATTCTCTTTTTTTAAATAAATATAACCCAAGATATTTCAATGATTTTTAAACTGATAGTGAAATGATTGATATCCTTAATACTCTTATTTCTATTGATAATCTTAATATTTTATTTATTGGTGACATTGGATGTGGCAAAACTGCTTTTCTTAATGCGGTTATCCGTGAATATTATAAAAATTCTTATCCATCTTTATATGAAGATAATATTTTACATATTAATAGCTTGAAAGAACAAGGAATTAATTATTACCGAAATGATGTTAAAACATTTTGTCAAACTTGTTCTTCTATTAATGGTAAAAAAAAAATAATCATTTTGGATGATATTGACTTTATTAATGAACAAAGTCAGCAAGTATTTCGTAATTGTATTGACAAATATAGCCATAATGTTCATTTCATAGCTTCATGTACTAATTCACAAAAAGTCATTGAGTCACTACAATCTCGTTTTATTATTATCAAAATTAAACCATTACATCAAGAAAATCTTTATACTATTATGAAAAAAATTATAAACAATGAAAATATGATGATTGATAATGACGCAGAACAATTTATACTAAATGTATGTAACAATACTGCTAAAATATTAATAAATTATATGGAAAAATTTAAATTGTTAAATCAACATATTACTCTTGAACTAGCGAACAATGTTTGTACTAATATAAGCTTTCATATTTTTAAAGAATATACCCAATCAATTAAAGATAAAAACTTAACTAAAGCTATAAGTATTTTATATAATCTTTATGATAAAGGCTATTCAGTTATGGATATTCTTGATAATTATTTTCTTTTTGTTAAAATTACAGATTTATTAACTGAACCACAAAAATATAATATTATACCCATTATATGTAAATATATTACTATATTTCATAATATACATGAAGATGAAATTGAATTAGCTTTATTTTCTAATAACGTTTATGCTAATATTGACATTAAACAAAATAAATAATTTGTAACTTTAGAGCATTTATAAAAATTACTAACAAAATTTTAATTGTGAATATGAATATTAATATTAAAATATTTTATCTTATTATTATAAATGTCATCCCAAATATTCAAAAATAAAATACCTAATGAAGAACTTATTAAATTACTAGAAGACATCGCAGTTAAAACTGATAAAACTTATGTTATAAATAATATTGCCTATAAAAAAGGCATGTTTAATGATAGTATACCTCGGTTTTTAGAAATATGTAAAGATTATTACCATATATCCAAGCGGATATATTTGGAGCGTAAACTTAATTATAATGCGTTTATAACCATTTTACGACAAATATGTAATTTCAATAAGATTACATATACATCTCAAATTAAATATGACAAATCCCAATATGATATTATTTATTACATTTATTTTTAATAAAAATTATACACATTCTTCAACATTCTCAAATTCTTTCTAAAATCTACCTTGGCAAGTCTCACATTATCATACGCTGCTAGCTCGTACCTAATATCCATATTTTCCTCCATAAAAAAATAATCTACACCTTCCAAATCAAATGGCATATTATTGTAATTATACAATGTATAACTACACTGAGCCTTCTTACCTATAAGAAACTTGACAAATTTATACATATCTGATGATTTATCAGATCTAAAAAAATACGGCTCGCTATCTATAGCGATTCTTTGTGGTCTTCCATATATAACATACGACTCTTGCTCTATATCATATGATAAAAATATACGATGTACAATTTTATTATAGTCATTTTCATCTCTCTCTTCAATACATAAAGTCAAATAGCTATCGGTTTGTGACATCTTACTAGGTTATATATTTATATAGAGTTGCGTTTAAATGGTTTTTTATATTATATTTATTTGTTAGTTTAGCATTTACTAGTTTAATATTTATTGATTTAGTGTTTATTAAATTTTTAATATTTTGTTTATATATAAATATGGCTCACCCATTTGTAGAATTTTCCGGAACCCAGTATTTTGCGGACAAACAACAACCTACAGATTATAATGAAACATTACATATTTTTAAAGAATCAAATAATATATATGATTTTATAGACTCATCTAATCCTAAAAAAAAAATGTCCCATACATATTGGAATAATGATAAGACTTCTAAAATCAACATACCTACAAAATATAAAAAATATAAAACAGGATCTGTAAATCATGCTAATATTCTTTACTTAAAAGGATCTATTGTTATTTTAGATAGTGCTAAAATTAATGGCGGAAAAAATGTTTTACTTGATAGAAAAACATTATCTGATTTAGAAGATGAAGATTTTTCTCCAAATGTTAAACAAGATATGGAAACAGATTTAGGAAATTTAGGACTAGGTATTTATAAAAGGAAAAGAAACACTAAAAGAAGGGGAAAAGGAAAAAAACGTTCTTCAAGAAAAAAAAGATAATTTTATTATATTTGTCAGTTTATAAAATATAATAAATCTATTTAAATATTTACTGTCATATTATTTATAAACTAACAAATGGATTCAGATAATGATATTCGTCATGGAATGATTGCTCAAATTTTAAGTAATGCTAACACTAACACTATAGATATGTCTTATAATACTGTATATAATTACGCAACTGGAACTAAAGTGTTAGATTTTCCCGAGCAAAATAATGTTCTAAGATTTTCTCGCGATTTTGACGGATATTGCCCGCAAACATTAGTTATTCACTTAAATCAAGGACAGAATTCATATTTTTCTGATACTGAATATCTTAATACGGTTTGTAATCTTTTTAATAATATACGAATCGTTATGTTAATTTCTGGAAACCCCGTTTTACAATTTCCGTTTTCTTTGTTACATGAATTAACTCCTGCTGTTAAATATGGTAATAAAATATATATATCTATTCCATTTAAGCATTTTTTTGATAAAATAGATATGAATGTATTACGTTACTCTAATATAGATTTTTGTATTGAAGATTCACATGATATTATCAATTATTCTAATCGGTTTAGTTTGATAAGCAAAGTGTATATACATGAAGATACACTACGCCATCATATTGCGAATAATGAATACAATAGTCGCAAATTTATTCAGCAAATTGGTTCTTTGTCTATCAATGTGCCTCATAATAGTACTGTTAGTAAGCGTTCATTTCATTTTCACACTTCTAATCTATTTGGACAAACCAAAGGATTTTTAATTCAGGGTAACATTTCTGAACTAACTGCTATTAAATTTTATGTTAATAATATTGTGCGTTTTGATTATGATCCATTTTTAATTTCAACCGCATGTACTAAAGTGTCTGATAATTTAATTTATATGCCTTTTAATGAAATAACCAATTTTTTAGATAAAAATGTTATCGCATTTGTCGGTTCCATTAATTTATCCCAATTACAAAGTTCTTCTATGTCTTTACATTTTTCTAATGATCAAAGCAAATTTACAGTTCACAATATTTATTCTAATTATTTCTGTCATAGAGATGGTGTGGGTGCTTTATATCTTGACGGAAGACCAGTATTTATCAATAGATTAGCTAATTTTTTACCATTAGTAGGGCCGATTGATAATAATCCTACATTACTTGATATATCTGGCAATTATATTTTGAGTGGCACTGGGTATTCTAATACTGGAACTGTAACCGTTGAAGAAGAAGATGAAGAACCTGGATATTATATACCTGCTGGACAACAAATATATCAATTAATTAATCCTCAGCGCAACATCTGTAATATTAGCCACGATGAGATTGTAGCAGGACGTACTTATATGTCTTGCACCAATTGTAGGAACCATTTTTTAGAATCTAGCCTTAAACGATGGTTAAGACGACGTCTAGGCAGCTCAAGAACGTGTCCAATGTGTCGCGAAATTTGGACTAATTATAATATTTATATTAATAGTCATAATGTAAATGGATTAAATTAAATGACTATAATATTTAAATATATTTTATGTGAAATGAATTTAAATGTAAAATTAATTTATAATTATGAATAAAGTAGATATTGATTATTCAAATACTATTATTTATAAAATTTATTGTAAGGATGTTTTAATAAAAGATATCTATGTAGGACATACAACAAATTTTGTTCAAAGAAAATATTCACATAAACAGGCATGTAATAATATAAAATCACCATATTATAATTTAAAATTGTATAAAACAATTAGAGAAAATGGTAATTGGTCTAATTGGGATATGTCCATAATCCAATTTTATAATTGTAAAGATTATTTAGAAGTAAGAAAGAAAGAGCAAGTACATTTTTTAGAATTAAAAGCAAACCTTAATAGTATAGAACCATATATAGAAGAACAAAAAAAACCTAATAAAATAATACCCAATAAAGAAGAAAATATTTTATTAAATGAAAAAGCTACTAAATTTAATTGTTTAAATTGTGGTCATCATTATGCTAGTAAAAGTGGTTTATGGAAACATTCTAATAAATGTAATAATCAAAATCAAAATCAAAATAATAATAATAATAGTCAACATTTACTTGACATTATAAAAAAATATGAAGATATAAAATGTGTTTTAATGGAACAAAATAAACAATTGTTAGAACAAAATAAACAATTGTTAGAACAAAATAATAATTTTATAGAAATATTACAATATATTAAAAATCAATAATTATGCTCTTACCAATTATTTATATATTTTGATAATTTGTTACCATATATCGTCACAATTATATAATTATTTTATTGGTCTTATGGTAACAAGGAAAATATCAACTTTTTGACTTTAAATTGGAAAAAGGTTTTTCGATTTTGGACATTTTTTTTGTCCATTTTTAAGTATGGGAAAGAAGGTTTGAAATATACCCTTTGAAAATCACTTTGTTATCATAATGGTCTTAAAATATGAAATAAAGTGAAAAATATTGTGAGCATAACTTTTTTGAAAATAATACGTTTTTTTGGACATTTTAAAATGTCTAGCATATTTAGGAAACTTATGGAACATTTTGGAAACGAAAAAAATGCTTTTAAATTTACTTGTAATTTTTGTCACTATTATACAAGCAAGTCTTCCAGTTATAAACAACATAGATTGACAGCAAAACATTTAGCAGCAGAAAATGGAACAAATGTTCCAAAAATGGAAATGACATCAGTACCAATCACAAAAAAATATGCTTGTGTAAGTTGCGGACATCAATACGTAAGTAAAAGTGGTTTATGGAAACATGCTGCTAAGTGTAAAGAAATAATAAACATTTTGCCAAATAATACAAAACAACTAACCG